GGAGCGCCCAGTAGGGGTGCTCGCTGTGCCTAAAACGATGAAGACACCCAGGATCATCGCGATGGAACCTACGTGCATGCAATTCGCACAGCAGGCTATCGCGCGGTCCTTGATCCCAAAACTGCAGTCTGACAAACTGTCAGGTGGGATGTTAGGATTCGATGACCAGCCCGTTAATCGGGAAATGGCCCGAGTAGGTTCCCTCACGGGAGCCTACGCCACGCTCGATCTGAGCGAGGCATCCGATCGTGTCTCCAATCAGCTGGTACGAGCGATGTTTGCTTGGCAGCCGCGTATTGCTGCGGCTGTTGATGCAACTCGGTCTCGTTCGGCTGACGTAGATGGTCACGGAGTCATCCGTTTGGCCAAATACGCGTCTATGGGGTCGGCTCTTACTTTTCCTCTGGAGGCGATGGTGTTCTTAACCATCGTTTTCCTTGCGGTTGAGCGAGAGCTTGAACGACCGCTGACCCGACGCGACGTTACGTCGTTTAGGGGCCAGGTGCGCGTTTACGGGGATGACATCGTTGTCCCCGTGGACTACGCGCGTTCTGTCGCTGATTGTCTAGAGGCCTACGGCCTTAAGGTCAATCGCCGCAAGTCTTACTGGACTGGGAAGTTCAGAGAGTCTTGTGGGGCGGAATTTTACGACGGCGCGGACGTATCAATAGTCCGTTTTCGACGTGATCTTCCAAGGCGACAGAGGTTTGGGAAGGAGATAAGAGGCGAGCAGGCACAGCGCGTGATTAGCGCTGTTTCTCTACGCAACCAGCTCTACGAGCGTGGTTGGTGGAGTACCGTCGCCTGGTTGGACGACTACCTAAGGGAGGTAATCCCTCTGCCGGTAGTCGCTTCAACCTCTCCCGTATTAGGGCGAGTGAGTTTTCTCGGGTATCACACCGAATGGACTCACCCGACTCTACACGCCCCTCTTGTCAAGGGGTATGTAGACAGCTCCAAGTCCCCGACTTCCCCACTTGGGGGCAGCGGAGCCCTGATGAAGGTGTTCTCTAATCCTCTCCCCTCGTTTACCGAGGAGGAAGATGTCGTGCGGATAGCTACCCGCGACGAGAAGCACCTATCCCGAGCCGGACGCCCCTCTTCCGTTAGCATCAAGAAGAGGATGGCATCTCCCTATTAGGATTCAGGCGAGTCGAAAGACTCGAAAGGAACTCCCGCAACATCTGCGAAGTTCCCCACCTGAGCGTTGAGGAATGCACCCCTATAAAGCCATTCGTCCAGAGCAGCGCTCCAGACGAACCCGGCCCACGGGATGCCTTCTTCGGTGTCGATCATTACGATCGGCATAAGCTGTGCTTCGGCTTCCCAGCCGTTCCACACAGCTTCCCGGTGTACGAACAAGAACTGTTCCCCACCGAGCGAACAACGCATGACACGAAGGTCTTTAACGTCCATCGTGCGTATCCTTTCTATAGATGTCATGGGACCTGCGCCCTTTGGAGGCGTAGGTTGTGTCTTTGACACATGTGGAGGC